GGCATTTAATACCAATTTTTCATCATCAACAAAATAATAAGCATTATAATCTCCGTCAGTTGAAACTCTGATTTTATTATCTGTTTCTAACCAAGATTTCTTATTATCTATCATTCTCCTGATTTTGAAACCCTCTCTCATGTATGGAAACTGTCTGTATATGTCCAAATATTTTTCACCATAAGTGAATGGTTCTAATTGAGTTTGGATATTATAATTTTGTCCTGTATAAACTAAACCAGTTAAAACTACCTCATCAGGACTTCTATGTGATGGCGTTGTCTCATACCAACCAGCACCTAATTGGAAAAAGTAGTCTTCTGTGTTTCTTGGAGCTTTAGGATAACCCTCTTCATCGATAGGGTAATCATCAAGTTCAATTTGAACATCCTCATACGTGTCTTCAGTTGTAAATGCACTGAATAATTTACCTTTTATTTTATATGTTGAGTTTGGTAAGTATGCTGGTGTCCTCTGAACATAAGTACCACCCGAAATCTGAGCATATTGGGCTTCAAATTGGTCAATGTTAATTTTTTGGTCAGCAAGATATATGTGTTCATTGAACTCTACTAACGAATCTGGAGCACCAATTAATCTCATCATAAATTCAACTGACCTTCTTGTTCCTTTAGATTTGAAAAGATATGCTGAGTTGAGAATTAGGTTTCTATAAAAAGCATAATTCAACTCTGTAGGAGTAAGGGCTCTTGCGTAACCAGGATAGGTAGGTGTTTGAGTGTTACCGAAAACTGAATCCAAAAAGTCCATGTCTGTAATTGGTGAAAAGTTTGCAGTCCATCCTAATGTCTGTGCTAAGTTTACCAATAATTGAGATGGTATATCATTACCAACATTATAGTTAACGGAGTTCATAAACGCTAAAGCATCTATAAATTGTTTTACTTCATCGAAACTTCTACCGTATATTTGGAATATCTTTTCAACTTTCCTGTCCAAAGTATCAAATTCTTTGAGTGATGCCGAAATAAGAAATCTTGAGATTAAATTCGTTTTGTATGAGTCTAAATCTTCGGCAATTGCTCCAAGTTGAGTCAAATAATCCTCAAAAAGAAAAGAACGTATATCTAAATTCCATGGTCCGTCTTTTGGCCAAGTAACCGATTGGTTGTCTGTATAATATTGTCCATCGGCGTTTTGTCTTGGTACCTGAAAAACAGAAGTGTACTCAGGTTGAACTAATCTATCAACTAAGAATTTTTCAACTTCGTCTAACGACTCAGCAAATATTTTATCAACTATAAAATCGTTTGGTCTTATTTGGTACTCCTCTATAATAGTTGTAGCTGTCTGACCAAAAGGAGCCCCCGAAACTGTAAATTTTATAGCACCTGAAGATAGTGTTGGTGATGGTGTGAAAGAAACTACTTTGAATATATCATCATTGATTGCCACACAGTAGTCCAAATATGTATTATACAAGTTTCTATAAGGTGAAACTGTAATTTCTCTTAAATTCAAATTAGTCGCCGCACTTACAGAATAATCAATGTCGAAAGGATTTTTAATTCTATCAACGTTAACCTCAAAACTTGTTTCGTCATAAATCGGGTCATAAACAATATTTTCTGCCGTAAATCCTGTGAAATATTCTTGGTTTAAGAACTGAATATCCAATGAAGCGGGAAACACATTTATTATATGTCCAATAGAAACTTGAAATCTTTTAGATAAAGAACCATACAAAGAAAAGTTCATTACTTGAGAAACGTCAAAGTTAGGATAAACCCTAAATTGAGTTGCCATTATTCTTCTACTCTCAAATACATTGTCTATATCCAACTGACTTAAATCAATTGGTTCAGAGAATGCACCTACATTAAATCTTCTATTAACTTTTTCAACAACCGCTGTAGTAAACTCGAAGTTACCTTGCGTAAGACCTCCACCCTCCACTGTTTGTAAACCTACAATGTTATCAGAGAAGGTCGCCGCACCACTACCTGGTCTCGGCGGATAAAAGAATTTGGTCTTTCTTATTGTTGTTGCCATTAGCTAGTAATTGAAGTGAAGTTTTTACTGAAATCGATGTTATCACCTCTATTTTGTCTAACCTCGTACAACAGAGCATTAAATTGGTCTCTAACCTCATACAAGTTGTATTGTCTGAAGATGTTATTCTGACTGTCGTAGATAGTGTAGATACCATCGTCAATTGATTTAGTCTGATTACCGTAAAGTGCGATAGCCAGAGTAGATATGTCGTACTCAACCATTTCAATCTCTAAGGTTACAGGATTGAAAAATGTGTTTGATATAAGAATATCTTGGTCAGGTTGACCGATGTATGGTGTGGCATTTGGTTTATTAGTTGGTGATGAAGAAGGTGATACTGTTAAGAACAACAAATTGGAATCTCCCTCAACATATCTATATCTAATAGCCTTTTGAGTCGTGTTAACTTCGTTGGTAACAACTGGTTCACAGAAGAAACATGAGGTTACTACTCTAAAAAAGTTTGGTATTTTTGAACCATCTGGATTCAAATATTCAATTCTGAATCCTACTAATCCTTGAGGTACAAATTTATTTTGAAACTGTGGGTCAACATTAGCCAAGTCTATAACCAAACCTTTTACGTTAGGCAGTGCACTTAAAACACCACAATCCGTAATTACAGTTCTCATTTGTGCTGGTCTTAGGTAAAGTGTGTATATACCCAAAGCGTTAAATTGATTTGCAGGTAGTGTTAAATTGTATAACCCCCCAATCACCTCAACACCAGCATTCCCGCCTGTTTCTGTGTTTTCAAAGTATGGTCTCAAAAGACTTTGAGCGTCAAGTTTAGTTAATACAAAAGAATCTGTGGCGTCTCTTGTTGGAGTGTAGTTCATGATAATTTCTACATCTGCAGGAGAAACATCACTCGGTCTTATTGTTCCATATGAACCTATTGCCATATAAGTTTAATTTTCTATAAATAGTTTATGAGCCTTTTTCTACGACATTGAAAAATCCGTAACCATAGTTTATCATGTCTCCCAAATTATCAACCTCACCAAGTCTTTGTACCCTTTCATAAGCACTGTTTTTACCTCTCTCAACGAATACGTTTGTTAAAATTTTTGGCTGGTCCATTACTTTAAGTAAGGTTTCGTTTTTTGTTATTGGTTCGGCAGTTAAGTTTTGTGACGTTAGTCCTGATGATTGTTGATAAAAAATTGTAACACCATCTGAATAATCAACGTAACTTGTTCCTTGGATTGTATAAGCGGTGAATCCATTTCCTATGTTAGTGATTGACCCCCACAAAACACCATTGTTGATAATTGGTAAATTAATTCTTTGGGCTGTTGTTAAAGTACCATAAGGTTTCAATTCAGTAATCCTTGAAGGTGTTAATCCTGTAATTGTAAAAGGCACTGTTATATAATCTGATGATACTTGAGCAGACACTTCGTTAACCGCATCACCCGAAAAAATATAGTCGTATGAAACTGGTGTTCCAATCCATTTACCAAATGAAGGTGCAAAGAAACATTCTCCCTGAGGGTTGGCTGGAGAAATATTTTTATACGGTACTGTAACTGTTTTTGTTACAGTGTTCACTCCCCAAGGATTTATTTGCTCCAACGTTATTTTATAAGTTTTGGATTGATTGATTGGTGGTGTTGGATATGTGTGTGATATTGAATTGGGTGCGTAAGTTGTAATTGTTTGTTTAGGCGAATTATCCCCCCAATCTACTCTGTATGATGATAGAGCCAAATAGTTTGCAAATTGTTCAGAGGTGTTGTAAACATAATAAGTCATAGGACTTCCTGTCGTGGCTGAAAAAAGAAAACTTGTAACAACATCTTTTTGTTGAACTGCACCATCAAAAGGTGAATAATATCCCGCATCGACAGCACTTTGTCTCAAAAGGACTGGTATCGAAACTTGTTTCAACAAAGATGAACCACCAGGACCTGAACTAACCACACGAGTCATTGCTGAGTAAACACCTACCTGTGTTCCTTGATAGTTCACAGTAGCCAAATCACCTCTTACATTCTCAGGTGAGATAATATATTTGTAATAATCTTGACTCATGGATTAATATATTCAAACCATTTTATGGGTATGTTTGTCCCTAACCTCTGTCCAAAAGTGTTATATATTTGGTAGGTTTGTGTTGGATAGTCCAATTGAACCGTATAGTAAAAGTATTGTGTATTGTCGAAAGTTGTTCTTTCTCCTGCAGACATACACGCTTGTGGACCCAACGTCTTATCTATGTTCAAATAACTCGGCCACTGTTGCTGGCAAGGTGGAGTTGAGCTTGATGGGTCCCATCCTCTACCCGTCATCATCTTTGTAAATTGTCCTGTTCGTGCATTATAGAACTTAGCGGACATATAAAACGTAGATATGTTCAGAAAATTTCTTTTCTTTAACCAATAGATAAAAAATCCTTCTTTATCTCCATTAAAATCCAAAACAAATTCAGGTTTTCTTACAGACACAACATCTCTTTGCATTTGAGTATTCATCATTAAACCTTGTTGTGTTGGTATAATGATTGTTACATAATTTGTTTGTCTTTTCTCATCAGGGGTATCATACAAATCCAATTTGAAAAAAGAATTTGTAAAAGCGTTGGAATAATAGTATATGTCCTGTGGTGAAAAACCCTCCCCTAAATAATTTATCTGCCAGTTATTTAAATCATTTATTGAACCTCCTGAATAAAAATAAAATTCATAATTTATAAATGTCGATTCTGATTGGCCAGGTATTGATTGGTTATTACCATTTCCTATTTGACCCGTTGTTGTATTGATATAAATTGACGGACTATTATGTGGGGCATGACTAAATCTTGAAACTTCAAAGTCTCTTCCTTTACCAATTACTTCTTCAATAATTTTGGTTTCATATTCGTCAATCGCATCATCTAACCCGAGATAATCCCAAGTTAACTCAATTGGTATGTTAATTTGTTTACTAACACCACCCTGACGTAATATTTGAAATTTATTCACATCCATCAATCAACGGTTTAATTGTTATATCAGTAACACCTTGAAGAGCTTCGTTATAATTAACACCTTCAGGTATTAATCTAAATACCGCATCTGTAAATGGGTATTGGGCAGTGTTAAAAAATGGATAGTCAACCCCTCTATCTTGTTCATCAATGAAACCGTAAGTGTACAAGTCTCTCCATCTAAATTCTTGGTCTTGTGTTGAATAAAACGCCCAACTCGGAACTCCGTCAACAGTTCCAACATCACCTGTTTCAACATAATCCGAGAAGACTCTTAAGGTCATTGAAATATGTGGTTTGTAATAATATCCTGGTGAATTTGTATCTGTTGTGTTTGTTGTTTGGAAAACATTTTGGTTGAACTTTATCTTATGATAATATGGCGAAACAACTCTTTCAACTTGAGTATAATCATTCCATTCACAAAAATCTCCATCAATTATATCTCCTGGTTTTAAATTTGCATTATAATAAAATGTTTTTGTAGAACCACTTGTGAGAGTATAAGCAGAGGTTTGAACACTAGTATTTGAATTAGTGTTATTCAAATCCCACCAAGGATTTACCGTTTTTGATAAATTAAACTCCCAACCTTGTTTTAAACCTATACCATTGTTTGGCTGATTAAAATATCCTGAATATCCTTTATTGATAATTGAAAGATTGATTTGACTAAGAGGTCTGTTTTGGTTGTCTCTTACACCAGCAAAATCCAAATCATATGCAACAGTAAATGTATAAGCATTACTACTTGTTTTCTGAGTTACTCTAGATAAATTGTTTGGTGTAAGGGAACTGAATTGATATTTTTTTTCTTCGTTGAATACGTTCTTTTCGAAACCAGCTTTGGTAACAATAATGTCTTCAAGATTAGTTAAAACTTTAAGTTTTTTTACATAGTACTTTGACCTTGTCTCGTTCAAATTATCAGGGTTAATGACTCTTTTGAAAGTACCCCTTGTGCCATTGTTAAATGTATTACCAGTATATCCAACATTTAGTACATTAAAAATAAATGGCTCACTGTTCACCAATCCATTACCTAAAGAGAGAACTTGGAAAATTCTATTATTTTTATAACTTATTGAAAGTTCAACGTATTCGTTTGGTACCAATCCATGAGGAGCAATACAATTAAAACTAATAACACTATCTCCTCTTTCTTGTAAATTTAAAATTTCAAATGGAATTCCATCACCCGCAACCCAATTTATCGGAGTGTTATTGGAATAATAGGTCATCTGTTTATTGTATTGATTTTCATAATCATATGTTAGATAATACATCCAATTATATGTTAAAGCACTCTTTGCTTTATATGAAAAATGTTGGTCTTGTACGTCAGGCCTATAAAAATCAAACTCGTAATACTGAGGATAACCTTTCCAAATACCTGATACTACAGAATTTTCATTATCCATTAAGTACAAGTTATTTCTGAATGGAATATAGGTTGTTGTACCAGTATATGTATTGGCATATAAATAACTAATTTTGAAAGTCGGTCTAAAGACAGTACAGGATTGTCTCTCATCATCATAAACTTGTGCCAAAGAAAGAGTCTGACTTCTATCATATTCAGTAATCTCTTGTTGTTTGGAATTTAATGATATTGAAATTTCCTCGTCAACAAACGGTGCACTCTTGTATCTAAGATTACTTGGTACTATTGTGTAGTTATTCATCTATTGAATACTTTGTTTTGAATTTATCGAGTGCGGTCTCTCCTTTTATAACTCCAAAATAGAATTGATATGGGGCACCTACCATAAACATAGTTGAAAATGTTCCAGCTTGTGCTTGATATGTTGCGTAATTCTGATTTTGGTCCACAGCAAATATGTAACCTCTTTGGTATATGTCTCCAACGTTGTTATATCCACTATTGAAATATGCTGGTGTTGCTGTGAATCTTCTACTCAAAGCTTGATATCTGTATGATGTAATTCCGTCTCCTATATTTGTTTTCCAATTGTTTTTCTCAGAACCAAATATTCCACCTGTTGAACCCTCTAAACCCCACTGATAGAATGGAACTTTCTGAGATTTCAATTCAAACGGATAAGTGATTGCATTAATATTGTTTGTAGGTCTGAAATCAATTATACCTGGTGAGACAAAGTCTTTATTCTGTAAGTCCTCAGTTGTTGATGAAAAGAAAACACCTATCGCAGGATTACTTGCTGGTCCCGCAACAACGACTGGTTGACCGACTTGTCCTGTAATTGCATAGTATTCAGGTGAAAAAGGTATTACACCATACTCTGAATTAATAGACATGGCTTGTGCCAAATCACCATCTATTCTTTTTTGTGGCCTAGAGAATAGTTGGTTCAGGTTATTATTAGGATTGAATCCCGCAAATAACCTTTTCAAAAATGTCTCGTCAGTGATTCTTGATATAACAAACAAGTTCACCAAATCCGAAGTATCAGAATATGATGTTGGGTTTAGAGACTTCATAATGTAGGCTCTCGCTGACGGGTCAAAAATTATTTCTTGATAAAAAGAATCCTTGTAACCTAAATTGATAATTGTGGTTGGGAATAGTAAGTTTCTTTTATTAACAGGTTCTCTCAACACAGAAGGAACATTTGGTGATAACGGTCTTGGTTGCCCCGTTAATGGTCTACCGATAAAATTACCTGATGTAACATCCCCTTGCCAAGGAGAACTTCTATAATAGAAATTGTTTGTTTTCGAATCAAAATAAACCAACTCTTTAGCAAATATTGGTGGTTTAGGTTTGTTCTGTCTATCATAAAATGTATCAACCTGAATTGGGAAAGCAAAAAGTGTTCCATTAATCCAGTTATTCGTGAAAGTTTGTGCTAAAACACCTCTACACAATCCATAGAAGAATCTAAATCTGAATCCCCACTCTGACCATGTTTTCAAATCTTTTCCTAAGTCAAGCAGAGGTCTTACCATCATAACATAACATCCGTTCTCAACGGGGTCAGTTTCTTTACAAGTAACATTGATTCCAAATGTGGAACCAAACCCTGAATAACAACTCAGTCCAACCATGTTCGAGCAAGTATTCAAACTTGTTAGAACTTCAGTTTCATAAAGTTGTCCATCAATATCAGGTGATACCATATCCGCACCTGTATCATATCTTTCCGAGGTAAAATCTTCAGTATCAGTATTGAGTAAATAAAGTTGGAATCCTAAGTTTTTTTGTAGAACAGCGGCGTTCTGATTGTAATTCCAACCACTACCATCCAAAAAGTCAGATGTCGGAAGTCTGTCTGTTCTCATAACGTTGTTCACTTTCGAACTTATACTCAATGGACTTGCTGTGAAAGAACCAACGAAACTTGGGCTGTAAACCCACATGTTTATTTGTTTGGGTTTTTTACCTTTACCAGTATCTGTATATAGATATCCAACACCTGAGAGGTCCTCAGATGCATCATAATATGCGGGAGAAATAAAGCTACGATAACTGTCGTTATAACTCACGGATGTTGACCCTCTAAGTCCATCAAAATTAGGTCTGTTGATTGGAGCTGAAGTATAGTTGGCATCGAACGCACTATAGTAACCAACCTTAGAAGTTGTAAACGAGGAAAACCCGTTACCTGCTTCCCAAAAATAAGATGGGTAAAATATATCACTCACCAATCTATGATTTTGAACCGATAGACCTGAAGAGATTGGTTGAATTGGTATGTTTAGTCTTGTGGACGCTGTGATTACCAAATCGTTTTCGTTAGTCAATCCTAATATTTTTCCAATACCATATTTGTTATTGTATTTTGGAGAATATGGGTCGACACCTCTTTGGAAAATAGTAATATATTGATTTTGAAAATCCTCAAACGTTTGACTTAAACAGAAATTTGGTGCGGGGTCTTCTTGTCCCCAACTACCTGGAAAGTTTTTCCTTACATTATAATAACTTTGTGTACAGGAACTCATGATGCCAGCAAAGGTTGATGAGTTACTTGTGTTCCAAAGTTGTGCCGCTTCTGAAATTGTAAGTGCCGTTACAACTTGAAAATACTCAACGTCCATTGGAAACTTATAGTTGTCCTCTGTTGTGCCAGTATTCAAGAAATATTGTAATGACTGAGATTGTGTCTGATTACTTATACTACAATAATTTACTGTTACTGAACGTGCACCAACTCCTTTAGAAAAACCACTAATCCCTGTTATAAATTCTGTACCTGTAGATGCCGTATAGGTAAAGTTAACATCACCTGAAGTAAACGGGTCAATTGTAGTATACAGAGAACCTGACGCTAATTTTGTATTGGTAAGAACAGTAATTGTGTTGTCGTAGTGACTCTTTCCAATATTATCTAAATGGTTGAATGAAACAGAGATTCTATTAACACCGTCAAAATATTTTTTTCTTCCGTTGAATAGATTGACCCTATCTCCGTATGTTATCTGTTGGCTAAAAGCAAAAACTTGTCTTGGTGACGCACCGCTATCAGGAAGCCTCAAAACTTGAGATTCAGGTGCTTTGTAAATCTTTATATCATTTTTTTCGTCCGCTCTACCCGCTAGTGCTTGTGTGAACACTAAAGTTAGTACTCCACTATCAGTTTCAGTTGGTAGGTTGGTATCCTCGTCATTATCAACGTTTGTGTAAGTATTTCTACTAACTATTGGTAATAATCTATCGTAATATAAACCAGGATTTGTAAGTTGTGTTAGAAGACTGGTTGCGTTAACATCACCACCTTCTCTAGTTTTTTCGTCGTCACATTCACATGCTTGGCAATCAGGATATTGAATCATTGGTATTTTGAATTTACCAAATCTATACCTTGTAATTTTTCGGAAATTAATTATAATCAATATTGCTATTCCTAAATTTATCACCCCTTTGACTATAAATGGTGCAACTAAACCCAAAGCAGGAAATGATAAACCAGCGGCAATAAAGTTCTGTATCGCTTCTCTAAAGAAGTATGCGGTTATAAATGCTAAGAAAGGTACTGCAAAATTATTCCACAAGAACGCAAGAAAATGGAATATAATTAGTAAGGGTATCCCTACTAATTGTAAAACTTGAATTATTATCGCAAATAAAAAGTATAGAAGGTCAAAGTTTCTGAAACCCTCATTGACTGGAAATTTGTTCACAGTGCTTTCACAATCCTGACTATCAATCTCTTTAATACCAATAAATCTTCCCTTGGCACCGTTCTTAAACTCATCTATAAAACTTGATACTGTATAAACTTTATTAAAAATGAATTCATAGAATGTATCTTCGCAGTTTATAACCTCAGTAAGTCTGTCTATTTGCTCTTGACCTGTAAATCCTTGGGTATACCCTGACCAATCCAAACCGAAATAATACGTACTATTGAGCCTATCTTTTTGTGATTGAGCTGTGTTTGTTGAGATATTAGGGTCTTGCGATTGGCTGTTCCATCCATACTCTTTGATGTTTGGAATAAGATAGTATGGTCTTCGTGTTTGTTCAGTAAGAGTTGGTGGTTGTTGCCATTTTACTTTAAATCTATACTTACCCTTCGTTGGAATACCGATTGTTGGGTCATTTGAAATCACTCTTTCCCCGAACTCATTTGTGACTATATAATCCAAGTTCATAGGTAGTTCAGTCAACCATACACCATTTCCATCTATTATATTTCCAGATTGTTCCAATTCGTATTGTTCCAAAATTGGATTTCCGTTTTCGTCTTGTTGGATAGTTTGTCTGATTGCTAATATTTGACCAGGTCCTGTTGTTAACTGGCAAAGATTACCCATATTATCTTTCGGCTTAGCATTTCTTCTCACCCTCATTTGGTCGGGTGTGGAAGTCAATGAGCCCATGAAGACTGCTGTTGGTTGAATATCTATGTTAGCATCATCTCTCAAATCAAAATCAACACGATTGATTGCAATTTGGCAAACATCAGGGTCACCCCATAAAGGAGCCACTTCAACACTTTTTGTTAGATTTATAATTTGAGGTAAAGAGTTTAAATCTGTAGATGTTCTAAATCTGTTACCCGCAACCTGTCCTTCTGTTGCTCTACCAACTCTTATTAAATCTTGAGGGGTCAAAGAAAATTCACCTATGTCGGATAGGTCTACATCCATGACTAATTGTTGTGTTCCAACTGGAACACCCATAATCATATAGTCACCACTATCATTAGTCTTAGATGTAAATTTGTAATATTTGTCGTAGATTTCAACTGCGGTGGAGCCTGTAAGGGCGTCTACTCGCGTTGGTAATGTTCCCGAGGCTGCGTGTCCTGTGTATGAGGCTTCGTATGGTAAAAGATTATATCTATAACCATCTTCGTTTTTGTCGGTTGGTGATTTGTAGGGGTATATACTTGAGATTACAGGATTAGATTCATCAACCTGTTGAATTGGTATGAAGACAGATACTCTAGCGTTTGGTAACCCAAGTCCGTTGTTTGCAGTCACCCTACCAACAATAACACCATAGTCTGCACAAGCTCTTGTGTAGATATCTGTTTGTTGTATAGTCAAAGACAAGATTTCTAAAAACTCAAAATCTTGGTCCAACTGTAGGTTTAGTGTTTTGTTAACTCCTAACTCCGTTCTAATTCTGTAGGATTGACCCATCAAATTCTTTATGCAATAAATAGTTTAAGTGTAATTTTCCAAGGACATAATTACACATCTTAAAAATAAGTCAAACTGACTTTAAATAAACTAATTAAGAAAAAGTAGTAGACTGAAAATTCTTAACAGATACCTTGATGTCCTTTGCAGGATATCTTATTTGATAAACTTGGGAAGGTTGTGCGAATATTGTGTTATCAACAGGTTGAATTTGTTTTGTTTCAGGGTCTTCATAAAGCATCGAAGTTTCCGCTGATGAGTATTGTCCACCTACCTTATTGAATACTTTAATTTCTGTAACAGATAATACTCCGTTCTCGTTTTGAATGATGCTACTAATTTCAGAAAGATTAACATTCTGACCTAATTCTCTTCCTTGTGGGTCCATATAGGTTGCAAGTCTATCAACAACTGCAGAAATTACTTGTCCTGAGTTTTGTGCCGAATCTAAAACAATACTAACTTCAAAACTTAAATCTATCACTTCCGCAGAAAGGATGGATATATAATCATTCATCATTCTGTAGTTTGATAAATAAGTTGCAACATTCTGTCTAATAGTATTAGATACCATGTTAGTTAATTTACCTGAGGTATCGTAAGATAAAAGTTGAATTAATATTTTGTTGTCGTTTTCTGTAATTGAAACCTTGGCTGGTGCACCATATTCAGATGGCATTGTTCTAATTAAAGATTCATAATCCCTTATAGTAACCGCTCTTTTCTGAGCTGCGAAGTTATATGCAACGTAATTCCTAACCTCCTCCACTGATGGTACACCAGCACCACCGATTGCGGCAGTTACGTTGGTACATCTCAATGAGTTAACGACTGATGAGTTTGTTGATTCAGAAGGTCCATTAACGTAAAATGAAACGGTACCAATTTGATTAATTACATTTGTTCCCAAGTTTGTAGCCAAACCACCACCGACTCTATATTGAATGAATAATGTTGAATTTGGTACTAATGTTGAGCCTAAGGATATATTATTAGAATATCTCTGTATATCTGCAGTAACTCCAAGTGTTGTAAACTCGTTAAGAGCATCCTGTGCAGTATTTGTTCCTCCACCAAAGGTCATTTTTTTGAATCCTTCTGCGGTAAATTCACTTATAAAACGATTTGCTGTTTGTATATATCTACCTACTTTAATACCAGGTTGGTCGGAAACTTTAGTTGGGTCTTCTACAAAAATTCTATCTTCCGCTAAGGTATCAACCTCATACCATCTATTTTGAGCCCCTAAAAATTCTGCAACTGAAGGAACATTTGTATATTCAGTTCCATTTTTTAATAAAACACTTGTGATACCAAGAACATTCTTCTCAGGTAAAAATAATTCAAAGAATGGTTTAACGTCATTTGGTGTTATAACTCTTTTGAATACCTTAGTTATACCATTAACAACTAATTCTCTTTTAGTTATTGTGTAATTTATAAGAACGTTATTTGCATTGAAGTTGGGAATTTTTAATCTGTTAGGGAATCCCTGTGAGTTGTACGGTGATGCGAAATCAATATCATGAATGTTTTCAAAAACTATACCAGCCCCGACAACTTGGGAACCTCTTGTTAAGACCCCAAGGTATCTCTCATCTTCTTTATCACCAAAAGCTGGAACTGTAATCGAAAAATCTACTAAAGCCACGGATGGTCTTTGTCCTGGTACTTTTAAACCATAAGTTCTTGCAATGTTATATACTGATGACCTTTGTTGTGCATACTGAAGGACTGTTTCTTGAATACTTCTATCAATATTGTAATTCAGGTTGTCTGCAACAGCGGCGTTCAAATCCAAAAAAACAGAAAAGACAGACGCGTCGTTGAAATCTTGAATGAGTTCAGGATAATATGTTCTTACATAATTGAGTAACTCAGTTCTTATTGCCTGATAATCTCTTGTTGCGTATGATATTTTTCTATTTGCCATCTATGTTAAATATTGATAATAACAAAATCACTTTGTCCAAAGGCATTTCGTTCTGTTGAATAATCTATTCTCACCTTGGCAGTATATTCTGAAGTCCCTTTTCCTGGCACTCTATATATGTCGTACATTCTAGGGTCTGCCACAGTTCTACTTGTTGTAGGGGGTACTTCATCATCTATGTTTGCGGGTTCGATAGTTATTTGATTCAAAAGTAATTGTGGCATAAATTGTGCAACAGCATCTCTTATGTCTGATTGAATTGCATCAAATGTTAGTCCATCATATGGCTCAAAAATAAATTCATAGATTCTTGTTCCAAATTCAGGTAAATAATATCTTGAACCTTTTCTCGTTAAAATTAAATGAATTAAGTCAGCTTTAATTTGCTGTGTCTCAAATTCAGTAAGTGCTAAGTAATCCCCTTTTCTAGAATCTCTGAAAGGAAAATTTATACCATATGTAATACCATCTGCCATATAGTGATAAATATACTTTGATTATTTTTTTATTGTAGTATTTCCCTTCTGAGCTTTAGGTTCGTATGGACAATGTCTACAACCATTACCACAACAATAGCCTCTATCCAAGTGATATTGTTCAGTCATAACTTTTCTTCCGTTTTCTGTGTAGAAATAAGAAGGGAGAAGTTCTACCTTCTCCCTTTTATTTTGATTGTTTTCCATAGGTTATACTAATGTAATCTCACAAGCTCCTCCTGCACATGCAAGTTCCCCACTCAAATCAGTCTCGTCATTATTCTCAACAATCTTAGACAAATCAACGTCTTTAAGAGTGAGCATCAATTCCTCATACTTTTCTTTTGTACAATCCTCGAAAGGTGCTTGTACGTATGTTCCACCGTTGTAGGGTAGACAAGATAGACCATTGTAGTGTTCTTTGTTTTCCCACATCCACTCACCTACAGCTGGCCATTCGTGTTCACGAATAGAAATTGTTGCAGATACGTTGTGAGCATTTGAACCACTTCTATGACCAGGTCTAATCCATTCTTGTTGAACCTTCTTTACTCTTTCAAGCAATTGAATTGGTGATTCATTTCTTAGAATAGACCCTTCAGGTGCTTTTTGTGGAATACTAATTACCGCAGTGTCGTGAGGTCTAAAGTATTCATCTTCTACTAACTCAGGGTGATTTTCCTTGAGATGGGTGTAGATTGATTCGTTCTTACCAACTCTAACTCTTCTGATGTAGTAATCGTTATGCCAAGCGTGAATTCCTGATGATGTACCCAATGTTAAAGAGGTAGTACCTGCTGGTTTTACAGTTGTGGTTCTTGCCGCTTTATTGATACCAATTAAGTTAGCAACTCTTTCATTTTCTTCTTTAACAACTTTTGAAGCGGATTTCATGTTAAGACCTAAGACTGCTCCTGAACCGATACCCGTCATTGAAATTCCAACAAGAGCATCTTTTTCAGTTGTTCTCTGCCAAATTGGTCTGAGATAATGGAAGTCTGTATATCCTGCCTGTAATGTTCCGATAAATGAAGCTGCTCTTACTCTGTCTTCGTAATCTTCTTGAGATACCACGTTTGATACGTTAACCTCAGTTAAGTTACAGAATTGGAAAGGTCTAAGTGCAATTTCACAACAAGGGTTGGTTCCCCAATCTTTGTCGTTAGATAGGTAAATACCTGGTTCACCAGCCCCACTCGCTTCAATCCTTTTCCACAACTCCATGAAATACTCTTTGGTAATTTTGTGTCTCATAAGAACAGCTGAGTTATTAGCTCTACCTCTTTGTGGGTTTGTTTCCCACCAAGAACCACTCTTACTACCAATCATATCTTCATCTGTTGCTGAGAACAAACAAATAAGTGCCGCTCTTCTAATACCACCTGCAAGTACAGCGTCTGCAATATGGCAAACGATGTCGTGAACTTCGATTGGAGATAGTTTTTCACCGTCTTCTTTTGAGTCTAAAATACCCTCAAGTTTTATAAGACACTCTTTCAATGGTTGAGGACCAGGAGCTTTACCACCTGAGGTTACAAGTCTTGCACCCTTTGGTCTGATATCACTGAAATCAAACTGAATGTGTGAACCACCAAAGAAGTAAGATTTAACTAATACTTTAACTGCGTCAGCCCAACCCTCAATTGAGTCAGCAACTAACCATCTTCTTCCTCTTTCTTTATTTGGTTTTCTGATTTCAGGTAAAACATCAACATGGTGTTTTTGAACTGAATAACCAACTCCTGTTCCACCTAAAAGTAAGAACATAATTTCTGAAAATACTCTCCAATCATCAATCGGCGCAAACGCACAGTTGTAAATTCTGTTTGGTGAGATTTCAATAGGTTTACCAGCGAACTGCATCGACCTCATTGAGGGTAATACTTGTTTCTTGTAAACATACTGATAATTCTCTCTAATCTCTTTTTCTAATTTTGGATACATTTTAATATGCATCTCCATGTTTCTTGTAACTAGCTCTTGCCAAGTCTCTCTTCTCTTGAGTTCAGGCATGTACTTCGCGTACTTCATGTACACTGTAATGTCTGATAAAATTCTGTTCGAAATGTCCATTTTTTAAATTTTTAAGGTATAACTTTTTTATCAAAAAATCACCGATTTTTATGATAAATATGCGGTCGGCAACTAAGCGACCACGAAAATAATTAAAAAAAAATAAGTTTTTTTGAGAAAAAGTAGATATTTAATTAAGTCTGATTTTGGGTTTTTTCTCTTTCCTTTCTTTTTTCAAGGAGCTCCTTAACTCTATCTCTTTTTCTTTCTTCTTGTTGTTCTTCGAATCCTAAGAATGTTACCGATGATTCGGTGTCTATTTCCAATAATTCATTATTGAACTTACAGTTCTCGAAGACAACACCGTCCTTACCAAGACGGGATTTTGTGATGGCGATTGTTGCAAGATTCATTTCTTTTTGTTGTAGAGTCTTAGCAACGGTAATGATTACGTGACCAACTTGTGCTTTCTTGATTGAACCACCCATTTGGTCAGTTGTAACAACCTCAGAGGAGATTGAACTTCTGTTTCCTTGAGTTGCAGTCCAACCAGCAATGTCCAACTCGTGGCACATCGCTTCAAAAGCTCTCATCACAGACCCTTCAGCTTTCCACTCATCTTTAGCACTTGACTCAGGTAATACACAATCAATGTAATCCAAAAGAATCATATCTATTTTTGTACCGTCAGCAATCATTTTTCTGACTTGGTTTTTGATTTGATTCATAGTCATAGTATCAGATGCTAGTTTTTTTAGAACTAACTTGTTTGGCATTGTCTCCCTAATCTCAGTGATTTTCTCCATAACTTTTTCTTTATGGAATACCAAGTTGTCGGGTTCAATTCCTGTCCAAATTGTGAAGTGTTTTCTTTGTACAATTTTTGGGTTGTCTTCAAAAAATATCTGAAGAACATTGTATCCCATATTGAAAGCTGTGTTTGCAATTTTTGTAAGTACAGTCGTCTTACCAACTCCTGTAGGTGCTAATATCACCCCAATCTCACCTTTAGCCAATCCGCCTTTGAGTAGTTTGTCTATACCCGCAATCCCCATAGGAATTGGATGTCTATAATCTTCTTCTAAGACAGTGTCCAAATCTGTGAAAACGTCTGATTGACCTTTCTCAATTTCCCCAACCTGTAGGGCTTCTCTCACAAGACCTTCAACTTTGTCGTAGGACTCGAAGTCTCCTTCTGTGATAATCTTTTGAGCCTTGTTCATTGCTTTCTGTAACTCTTGTTGTTTACAGAATTTCAATGCTTTTTCTTGAACAAATTGAGTTCCTTCAAAAGGTGCTTCTTTGATTTGTTTTAAAGTATCTAAAACAATTTTTGCAACCAATTCTTGTGAGACTTCAGATTTAACAATCTGTTCCAAGGTTTCGAAGTTGGGTGTAGATTCGTACTTAACATAGTACTCCTTAATCATCTGAATTATGATTTTGAAATACTTGTTGTCGAAGTAAGAACTTTCCAAAACATCAATGATTGAAGATGAAAAATCCTTGTCTACAACAATCTGATTGATTAATTGAATTTGAAAAGTGTTACCTAAATAATCGAAATTCTTGTTCATATATTGCGTCTCTTACCCCCTGTATTATTTTAAATATTTGTTAAGCGAGGTCAAGTTCCAAATATTTGTAAGTTAATTTTTTGCTTGAGAAGATGTCTGTGAGTTCTCTCAAAACCTCTTTTAAGAATGGTCTAACATCAACTGTGTAACGCACTTTTGGTGGGTAAAGTTTTCCATCAAACTGTCTGTGGTTCAACACTGTGTCTCCAACCTTGATGTAAATGTTGAAGTTTTCAGGACCTTCAGTGAATGAAGTTTCCATAATTGTTGGGTCGTGAATTATTGCCTCTTGATTCTCCATCATGTAGACAACTGTTTTCATTTTGAGATAGTAGTGAAGTTCTTCACTCAAAGCTTTGACGAATTCATGTAACTCCAAAGAATTTTTAGCTTTGGGAACATACCCTCTTACGTTGAAAAATCTTTGAACAACAATGTTGTCGTTTAGAGTTAATAGAAACTCCATCTTCGTGCTTTCTTGCTCTTTCATAATTTGTGTTTTGTTTTATTGAAATAAATCGTTTGGAGGTGCTCCTGCACCAATTTCGTTATCTTTGTAAAAAATTACTGTGTGTTTTTCATCTTCTCTTGGTTCTTCATCAACAAAATAATATAATGCCAATGAATATCTGTCCAAGTTTTCAGGTGTGTTAAGTGGTACGGGATGTCCGTGAGGTGCGTCTTCAATATCAAAAATTACCACTCGGTTAAATATTGGTTCAACCTCTATAAATTTTTGTGCTGGATTTACCGTCCAAAACTCTAAATTACCTTCCCACTCTTTTCTCCAACCTTCATTTAGATAAATTAATACATTTAAAACTCTTTTTTTTCCTGAGTTTGGATGTTGATTGTAATCAATATGAACGGATAGTTTTCCCCCTTTCTTAATTCTATGAATACCACCCCCCATCAAGACTGGGTCTCGATAAAGTTTTTGGTGTCCTGTAAGCTCCTCCAAAAATTTTATAAACTCAAAAGAGTTTAGATAGTCCATTACTAAACTTGTTATTGGTAACTTATCTCTAAATTCTTTCATATCTGTATTATAGTTCGGATAGTAGAATTTTTTATGCTGATACTCTTTTGTGAAATCAACATTGTCGTGATGCCACACATCGTGTCTATGTATTTCTTCCTTACAAACTCTTAGAAGATATTCTGGTAAGAAATTATCAATCACTATGTAAGGAAATGGATAGGCACTTTTGTAAAGTGTTTTTAATCGTGGTGCCAAACTCAAATCAATCATAACTTTCTTTTTTCTTTTCTAGTTAGTTTCATGAATGGCTTGAGGAAGTTTACCCAAGCTTCATCATTTTTAGGTAGGTATTTGAAAAGACCATCTTCCATCATAAGTCTCATCAAATTTTTATATCCTCTGTCGGTGGGGTCTATTGTATCGGTGTGGATTTGTTCTACCAATTGTTTTCCTTCGTCTGTGATTAGAGGATTTGTAAGGTCAACAATTTTAGAATTTACTCTGTAGAACTCTTCACCAAGTATACCGCTTTTGGTACGTCCAGTCAAAATATTAATTAAACTTTTTATAGGTTTTTTCTGCGGGATATTTTGTGCAGTATCCAATATCTCTTTGATAGTACATGGTTTCTGTTGCAATTCGGGAAAATACTTAACTAAAGTTTTTTCGCCTAAACCTTCAATACCGTCTATATTATCAGATTTGTCCCCTGTAAAAATTTTGGTAAGGGTAACATTATAGTGAGGTATATCAACTTTGTTAATTGATATGTTATCTCCGTTCTTGAAATAAGTTTTACTGACTGGTGAAAAGATTGTTACTCTTTCTGATATTAGTTGGGTGAGGTCCTTGTCTCCTGAAAAGATTATAATTTGTTCGTCAATGGCAACTTGTGTATAGTAAGCAATCAAATCATCGGCTTCGTTGTTCACCATTTCAACCTGTCGCACAAAGACCTCCTCCAAATACGTCTTTACTCTTGCCTTTTGTTGCAAGTAAGATTCGTATTTGTACTCATTCATGTCTTGTCGACGATTACCCTTGTATTGAGGATAAATTG